TGTGGTCTTGAGCCCATCTGTGGTGATCAGCCAGGTCTCGAGCTGTGCGTAGCACCGGATGTCGATGTCGCCCACGATGTCCAGGACTGCTACGTCCGCCGTCTGTGCGAAGTCTCCCACGGCACCAGGCACTATAAGTGCCGGCGTACCCTCGTTGACTCCGCAGCGGATGGGCGTGTTGCGACCGATGATTCCGTAGTACGGCGACATCGGGTTCCGCGGACTGTACTTGCCATTGGCGTTGTTCAGCATCAACGCCATCTGCGTCGGACTGATCCCCGCGCTCTCACCCTGCTGCCCGCGCGTGATGGTGATCGGCGTAGTGCTGCGCACGTCCGCAGAGATGTCAGTCCACACACCGTTGAGCATCAGCTCGACCCATATGGCCAGTTGCGTCTGAGGGAACACCATCACTTACCCTTCCGGCCGAGTACGACCTGGACATTGCCACCGCGAGCGCGGATTGCCTTCTGCAGCATCGACAGCAGCAGCTCATCCATCGGCGAGCCACTGGAGTCGATGTACAGCTGGATCGGTGCTTGACCTCCAGCTGCTGCTCCAGCTACCGCTCCCGGCGCTCCTGCCATTGACAGCCACGGAGTTGTCGCGGGGCGTGTAGCCTTCATCGCTCCCGCAGCAACCTTGCCAGCCGCTTGCACAGGCAGGTTGGACCTCTGCTGCATGCCCCTGGCCCAGTCCTTCATCATCGCCTGGCCAGAGTACAGCGTGTACCCGCGGCCTGACAGCGGACCTTCCTTCGCAGGAGAGAACGGCAGCAGGTTTCGAGCGCCCTGGATAACTCCGCCCACGGCGTCCTTGATTGCTGTCGCCTTGCTCAGAATGCCGTCGATCAGGCCCTGGATGATGTTCTTGCCCGCGTTGATCAGCCAGGAGGCAGCTCCCGACAGCGCGTTCTTCACGCTGGCCTTGATGTCCCGGACCTTCTGGACGATGGCAACGATCTTGTCGATCACTGCCTTCTTCGCATCGGCGATTGCTGTCGTGATCTTGTTCTTGATGTAGTCCCACGCCGTGGTGACGTACGTCTTGACCGTGTTGAACTTCGTTGTGACCGACGTCTTGAGGTTGTCGATCTTGGTCGCGACGAACGTCTTGATGGCGTTCCAGATTTCGATGGTCTTGGTCTTGATGGTGGTCCAGTGCTTGAGGATCAGTCCTGGCCCTGTCCAGTTCAGGAACAGGTTCTTCAACCACTCGAAGCCCTGACTCAACTTGCCGCTGATCCAGTCCCACGCGACGCCAATGGCATCCGTCATAGCCTTCCACGCCGTCTGGAACCAGGTGGTCTTGGTCGCGATCAGAACGATGGCTGCCACCAGGGCAATGATGCCGATCACAATCCAGGTGATGGGGTTGGCAAGGAGTGCTGCCGTGGATGCCCAGATGGACGCAGCCCACGCACCGAACCCTGCAGTTATCGTTGGCATCAGCGCGGCCGTCACGAAGCTGGCCGTACGCCATGCGAGCTGGACCGCTGCGGCGATCCTCGTTGCGATCGCCCACGCCTTCGTCGCGAGAGTAGCACCGAGGATCGCGAGCTTCGTGTACAGGATCGCCTTGCCGATGGCTACCAGGACTGGCACAGGTGTGTTGGCAACGATCTGCGCGAAGACCGTGACGATGCCCGTCGCAGCCGTGATCAGCGGCTTCAGGTCCACCACCAGCTGCACAAGTGCCTTACCCAGCTGTCCGAGTGCCGTACCACCCAGGTTGGCTGCCTGCGTGAACTTCGCGAACCCGGAGCTGCCCTTGAGCGCCTGACCCCATCGAGCAAACGCGGCAGTGGCCTTCTCCAGCCCGCCTGTCATCTTCGCGCTCTGAGGCAGGAACGCAGAGATGAGACCCGCGAACCCGACCCCGACGTTCTTGATGGAGTTGAGGAAGTTCGTCAGCGCTGGCCCGGAGAAGTTGGCGAGGTCCGTCATGAACTGCTTGAACCCTGCGGACTTGGCGCCCGCGCCCAGCTGATCGACGAAGCTGGACAGTGCTGCACCTGCGGACTTCACAAACGGCGTCAACATCGGCAGCAGGGTTCTCAGTACACCGATGCCCTTTGTGAACACGGGTAGCGTGGTGCTCTGGAGTCCCTTCGACCACGCCTTGTACTCAGTGTTCAACCCGTTGAACTGCGTGAGGAGATCCTTCTGGGGTGTGGACAGTTGCTTGACCGCATCGTTGTACTTCTTCTGCGCTGCGGTGGCAGCTGCACCTCCCTGTGCACTGGCTGCGATCGCAGCTTCCTGCAGCTTGAAGGCGTTCGTGACTTCCTCAACGGCAGGCTTGGCCGCAAGGGCAAATGCACCAACAGCGGTACCGGCGGCGGTTGCTCCTGCAGCGATTCCCATCACGGCAGCAGTGGCGGGTACGGCAGCAGGACCCAGCGCGATGATCGCGCCCTTCACGCTGAACAGCGCCTTGATCGCCTTGTTCGAGTCCGTGTTGACTCGAATGATCAGGTCCGCTACGCTAGCCATTTACACCGTCCTAACCTCGAATAGTCCCGGTAATACGTCAGGATCGCTAGGAGGCAACGTATTTGCTACCACCCTAGCGACCCTTCCGCTTTGCGTCTCTGTCTGCCTGCTTCTCGGCTTCCTTCTCCAACTCTGACACGTACGCGTAGTACGCGGACCAGTAGGTGAACTCTGCACCACTCAGTGGTCCAGCTTCACCGGTCAGGAGTTCTCGGTACGTTTTCCCGAGCTTCTCCGCCAGAGCGAAGGTGCCAAAGAGGTCTGGGTTAGCGCGGAAACTGGGCGGCCGCCTCGTCGATGGCATCTTCGCCAACGCCGGACAGCATCCCGATCTCCTTGATGATGCGATCCAGCACGCCGCTGTTCTTGTTCAGGAGCGCCGCGTAGTGCTCCCGTCCGAACTTCGGCTCGATCACGCCGGTGAGGAACAGCAGCATCTCGACCTTGTTGCCGTCGGGCTCGCCGTTCTTCTGTCCGCGGCTGGCCTCCGAGCGGATCTGGTGCTGCTGTGCCTTCGTCAGGCCCTGCACCTTCACCATGCAGTTCCACTCCGGGACGTACAGGTCCTTCGTGTTGACGTCCGGCGCCGCGAGGATGCTCTCAATGGTGCCGTAGCCGACCGGCTGCACAGGCAGCTCGGTGTGTTGGTTCTGCTGCCACGGCGGCGTGCCGACGGCGTTGTCAAGTCCTTCATTCATAGCGATGCCCTCGCTTGTTGGTGTGGTTGGATGTTCGGGTTACGGGTTGAGCGTGCGGACCCAGCCGTCGGTGATCTGCCACTCGGCTTCCCAGTTGCCGGCGTCGTCGACGGGAGACTCGAGCTTGTACTTCGTCAGGATGCACTGGCCGGTGTACTTCGGCAGGCCGGTAGCAGTTCCCTGCGGCTGGAAGATGAACGGCACGAGTACCCGGCGCATCGCGTTGATAGCCGTGTCCACCACGACGTCCAGCGGGCCGCTAGCGGAGATGGATCCGTCCTCGAGCCCCGGGATGTAGTTCTTCGCGGTCTTGCCGAGAGTGGTCACCTCCGCCGTGTCGGCTTCGGTGTCGAGAGACGGCGTCTCGGTGTACTGCGAGATGTTCACCGAGTTGACGGTGATGACTGCCAAGGAGCCATGTGCGAATGCCACAGTGCTCTCCCTTCTACTTTCGGCTGAACGCGAGGTGGAACGCGAACGACGGCGTCGTTCCCGTGATCGTGTACTGCGCGCGGACGAACTGGTTGACTGTACCTGCCACGGCAACGCGCTGTGAGTTGCCCGCAGTGGTCGCAGATGCGAAGGTGATGAGGTCTACCCAAGGCCCTCCGGAAGCAATTGCGTGCTGTACCTTCGCGACGAGTGTGGGGCCACCAGTGCCTGTCACAGTCATGACGTGCAGCACCGCAGCGGCGCCATTGGACGACGCGGCAGTCTGGTCGACACTCGTCTGGTTGCCTGTCGCAGTCTCAGCGGTCAAGAGATGCAGCGTCACACCGCGCTCGTAGCCTGTGCTGGACTGGAACTCCGACTCGAAGTTGCCCGCGTCGTCGACCGGCGTCTCGACCTTCGCCTTGGTCAACTCACCCTCGATGAAGTAGTTCGCTGCACCAAGCACGTCCAGCTGCGGAACGTACGTCGCACGAGTGATCGTCCGCCGCAGCGAGTCGAGCTTGTACGAGAACGACGTAGGGTCCGCAGCTGCGTTGGCATCGAAGAACCCACTGAAGGAGACGGAGGCATCCTCCAGGCCTGGGATGTAGCTCTTGGCCGTCTTGCCAAGTGTCGTCACCTCTGCGGTGTCGACTTCACCGTCAACACTGACCGTGTCGCAGTAGCCGGTTGCGTCCGTCCCTGCGAGGTAGAAGTCCGCGTTCGAACCGTGCTGGAATGCCACCTAGTTCACCTCCTCCAGATAACCCTGCTCGCGCAGCTGTGCACAGGTGGTGCTCTGCAAGTCGGAGATAACGTCCCCAACCTCCCTGCGCACCTCTTCGTCCTTGCCCTCCGGGGTGTAGTTCATCCCGACGAGCACCTTGTACTGCTTGGCCTTGACCTTCTTCGTCTCAGGCATCGCCCACCATCACCTTGTAGAGACCACCGACGTGGTAGTACGTCGATCCGCCGAGTCGCTCCGCGTAGCTGACGTCTGAGTCATGACGGATGTCCATCGTGTAGCCACTGGCGATCGAGGGGCGCGTCAGGTTCAGGAGAGCATCGATCCGATCGGACATCTGCTCCGCGAGGTCCTGGTTCTCGAGCGTGATGGCCTTCACCAGGAAGGTCTGCGTCTGGTAGGCCCTCCGCATCAGCACGTAGGAGTGCTCGCCGTCAGACTTCGAGAACACCACGTATGGGACGGGCTGGTTCTCTGGCGCCTGAATGCTGAACGCGCCTGTGCTACCCAACGCCTGCAGCGTAGAGTCCGAAGCGAGGATCCCGTACAGCATCTGGTTGACGTCGCGAGTGCTCATTGGCTCTCCAACCTCCCCGCCAGCTTGCTCAGGCCCTTCTTGATGTCCAGCATCGCAGCCATCGCTCCTGGACGCAAGGCCGGCCGTGCAGGTCGGTTGACACCACCGAACTCTGCCACAGCTGCGTAGTCCCTGTCGGAGACGATCTGCAGCTTCGACCCGTGGCCCTCGATGTGGATGCTCGCTTTGAGCGCTCCAGTCAAGATAGCCACGCGCGACTTGGCAACCTTCACGCCTACCCGCGCACCGGCGAGTGCAACGTCGTTAACTTCTTCCGGCAGTCGCGCGATGAGTTCCGGCAGACGGTTGTTCCGCACGTCTACCTTCACGCCGTACGAGCTCATCAGCTGATCGCCTCTCCACCGACGCGAACCGCAGTGGTCCACGATCCTGGAGTGTTGATCGACTGGACCTCGATCGTCCTGCCGGCGTACAGGAGCTGGTCTGCCGTCTGAACGTCAGTGCCGTAGGCGAACGTGAACATCCAGTCGTACAGCGACCGCTCCGCACCAGCAGTGTCGCTCTGTGCCTTCGTCGTCTGGTTGGCAACGCGGCAGGGAACGTTCGAAGTGTCGACGTTCGCGTACGTCGTACCACCCCTGCCATCTGGCACAGAGGTGCGACGCCGGATCGTGCACAGGTCGGGCAGGAACCCTTCCTGCGTCTCACGCATGTACTGAAGCTCTGCGGCGGTCAGGCCCATGGTGCAGCTCATCGCATGTCACCTCGACGCATCTTGACCTGCCGGATCCAGCCCTGCTTGCGGTAGTCCGCCTTCAGGGTCCGGATGTTCTCGAGCTGCTGGAGGCGCTGTACAGAGAGGCCATCCGCGCTGAAGTTCACAGTGCAGCGGAGCGTGCTCTCGATCTGCGTCAGCACCTTCGTCGCCACGGCGTAGACGTCGTAGCATCGGCCGCTGATGTAGATGGGCGTCAGCTGCGACTCAGCGAACGTCCACCTCCCGATCAGCGGCTCGGAAGTCGTGGGTGTAACGTCGTTCCAGCTCGGCCCCTGGAGGCGGAAGCCGTCCTCCCAGAACTGCTGCCGGCTGTAGAAGTCCGTCCAGTGGACCTCTCCACTGGAGGTGATGACATCCGGGAACGACAGCTCCAGGGTGTACACGTCGCGGCGGTTGAGGTCCAGGTAGTCCTGGATCTGCTGGTCGGAGACAGCCGGGACTGCAGGCGACGTTGGCA